ATGCAAGGGGTGTGGACCTACCTCCAGAAGCAGTTCCAGACCACCGATCTGATCCACGCGCTGCAGCGCTGGGACATCCCCGAACATTTCCAAAAGAAAAGCGTCGCCTATCTGCAGGGCGTCGCCCAGCAATTGCCCGCCGAGTCGGTGGCCAAGAGTCGCTGCTACCAGGAACTGCAGACTTACACCTTCGGTTACCGCAACTGAGCGATCCACGGCACGGCGGTAGCGAGCGCCGTCGCAGCTGCGGCGCCCTACTTACCAAGCAGCATTTCAGCCGCTAATTGCTCCATCTCCTCTGACCGTTCCCACGGCTGGTCGATGGTGATGCCGAACCGAAGGTTGAAGTCGGTATCCACGCAGAGGCCAATCCACTTGTCGGCGCGCCGGGAGTATTTCTTGATGTTGCAGTGGCCCAGCAATTGCAGGAGTGCGTGCGGGTCAGCCTCGGCGCTGCAATGGAAAGTCAGCCCTTCCGTATCTGGAAAGCCAATCGACATGTCGTGTGTGTGGCCATCGGCACGCACCATGCCCGACAGGCGTCGCAACCCCTCGTTGATAGCCCGACAGGTATCGCCGCTCAACGTCAGGAAAGCAAAGCCCACGTCGATGGTGTCGGGATCTTGCATAAGCTCGATCCGCTCAATGATGCGACCAAGCGGAGTTCCTACAAGGGCCGTCAAGATGCCCGCGGGTGTGCGTGCGCCCGGCACGCCATCCCGTCTTACACTCATCGCCAGATCAAGATCGACCGAGATGTCCTCGCCAAGCGTGACATGCTGCATTTCGTCTTCAAGCCACAAGTTGTTCTTGAGATGGTAAGAGAGCGCAGTGAGCTCATGCGTTACGCTCAATCGCGCCGTATATCCGACCCGTTGCCTGACGTAGCTCAACAGGCGCAACGGCGTTTCCAGCATCTCCGTCAATGCATCCAGAAAAAATAGATCCATGACGAAAGGTGCGCGGATCGTGTGCGTGGTGTCGTAATTCAAGAACTGGCGGACTTGGAAACTCAATGCGGGGTAGTGATCGGAAACAACACAGAAGAGGAAGACCTCCTTGGGATCGACCTCGATTTCAAGCGCATTGTTGCCGGAATCGACGAGCTTGCAACGCCCATCAAGCAAGTGCGATGCGCAGGCATAGGCTTGACCGTAGGAGTTCTGAATCGCCTTGCGAAAGTCATCCTGGATGACGCCGTCATTCCCCTTGCGCGCCTCGATGGTCAGGCGTTTAGATTTTGCCTGCAGGACAATGAGGCGATCCCCAAACACGACCAAGACATCTACCTCGGCGGTCACCGCGCCTCCGGAAGCAACAAGCTTTACGTTCCGGTGGACATTCTCCTGCCCGAACACACGACAAAGCCGTTGCGCCGAAAACTCTTCGGTGAATGCGCCTCTGTTCTTCGTGGCTTGGTCGCGATAGGCCTTGTCTTGAAGCATCCAATAAAAGGGGGACTCATACAGGGCCTCCATCAGGGCATACTGCTGAAACAGCAGATACGCTCCGTTGCCGACAGGGATCAGCGGCGAGGAGTTCGCCTCATTGAAATCGCTTATGGATCGAAAGCCTGCATTGCTTCCTGAAAACGCGAACGACTGGAGGAATCGTTCGACCTGTCCTACTTCCACGCCACTTTCGGATGCGATCTCATCCGCAGTCAGGAAATGCCCCGGGAGAGTCGTCCAGGTATCCGGGCTTCTGCTCATCATTTCCTTGTAGGTGGACAGGATTTTTCTGACTTGTATGCGCTCGATGGCTCGCGCAATGTGTTGTGCCGCCTCGAGGCAAAACCCTTTGTTTGCGAGCAACCAGGCCTCGTCGGCCCGGTATCTCTCAACAGCGAAATCCCGGTACTGGAAGGCATAGGCCGACTCGCCGCCATAGAAGATTGGCTCCCTGAGGGCTTTCCCGCTGCCCAATCCGTGAGCCATCTCCTCGTCCGCCGGGTCGACAATGCTCCGCATCATCTCTGCAGCCAGGCAATGGTGCAGCTCGGCCAGCAGAGCCTCACTCTTGCTGACGTATTCTTGGAAGACTTCTGGGCGGGGGAGGGTTAGGTCCATTTCGCCCTGCAGAAACAACCCGATGAGTGTTGCGATTTCGGATCGGATGACATGCTCATTGGAGTACTGCTTGAGCATGACCTCCGCAGTCAGTTCTTCCTTGAAGCCAACGATGTTGTTCTGATAGCAGAGATACGCGATGGCGTGGGCATACCCCGGCCTTCGCGAAAGTGCCGCCAAATCCGAAAACACTTCCGTTTCGGACCGGCCCGAGGGTTGTGAAAATCTTCTTGATTGACTCATGGGAGGTCTCATCAACCGAGGTTTACGGGAACGCGCGAAGACGGACACGCGAGCCGCCTTGTCCTGGTCATACTATCGAACAAGGTCCCCAGCTCGAGCCTTACGTCGTTTTATAGCTGCGAGGGCTAGCGTGGGTTCGTCGTGGGTGGAAGTCCTACGTGCGCGTAATCCGCTTTTTCCCGAGCTGCAGGAAGCCGGCGCTTACTGACGTGCCAAGATAACGCCCGTGTCCCGGCGGTACTGACCGCGCTGATACGGGCCGCCAGTGACAAAGGCGGCACTACTGAGGTGATTGATTTGCGGCCGGCACCCACTGACACGCACGGGAGCTGCAGGCTGGTGGCGGCTCCGAATCGACCGGCCGGGATGTAAGAGATGTACCGATCCCGGGTGTCAGTAAAGTTGTGACATTCCCTGGAAGCGCAGTGAAGGTGTGACAAAGCCGAGCACGGGCAGAAATGTCACAGGTTTACCGAGCCCGGTTACAGGGCTGCGGCCACGCCCAGCACGATCAGGAATGGCCCTGCATTTCGCATAATGTATATTATGTTAAAGCTGGCAGTGGCAATTCGGTCATGGCTCGGCTCCTGCATCCGGTGGTGGCTTGCTGGTCTGGTCGACCGGCACCGCACCCCCAAGGACACGGAGCTTGCAGCATGACGCATGGAAACCACAGCTGGACCGGCTGGCGCTGGACCGAGAACGGCCGTTACCTCGTTTCGCCCGATGGCGACCACATGACCGCCGAGCGCCTGCGAGGTCTGGCGTGGCGCGATGCCATGGAGCTGCGCCGTGCCGGCTATGCGTCCAGGCGCAAAGCCGAGGCCGGCAATCGCGCGCGCCAGTATGGCGCAAAGGTCAAGGTGGTAATCGTGGAGCTTGACGATTGGCGGGATCGCCACTTCGGCCGGGCCGGCTGAAAACGGTCTGCATGGGCGATGGTTCTGGGTACGCCGGCAACGAGCCGGTGGGCCGGGATCAGCTGGGGCCGAGGCCGTCCAGGCGCGGGTGAGGCGTTTTCCGTGGGGCTCTGCCCCACCCCCGGCGCTAGAATGCGCTTAGGACGACGCACAGGGGGATTCATGGAACGAAAGCGGCCGGAGTACCTGCCACCCATCGGGCGGCGGCGCTGGAGCTTTCCGTGGCTGCTGGTGATCGGCCTAGCCATCCTGGTATTGGCCGGATACGGCGTGAGGCAGCACCTGGCCACGCAGACCGCATGGGAAGCTCGATTCAACCGCCCGAAGGTGACGCCGGCGTCAGCGCCACCCATTGTGATTCAGGCCGATGACAACGCGGAGCAGATTCGACGGATCCGACAACGGCGGGAAGCCGCCGAGGAATACCTGAAGGAGCGCGCCACTTGGCGCTGCATTGATGGAACGCCCTTCCGGCAGATTCCGGGAGGCTGGGAAAACGTCCGCGGCGAAAGGTGCTAATTCAGTAACGCGTTATGAAATGCCAGCCGACGAACGCAGCCGCCAGGAAGACCCACAGCCAGCCGACATAGAATCGGCCGCCCTGGAAGTCGAGAATGAGGGTCGCCGCGCGGGCGACCCATCGAAAGATGCTCATTTGGTAACCCGTTACTTCTGCGGATAACGGCGGGCGAGCTCGCCGACCAGGGCGCCAATGCGTTTCTTGGCCGGAGCCATCCCCCTCCCCCCGCTGGCCTCCATGCGGGCGAGTAGGTCATTTTGCTGGCGAATCGCCTCCAGCAGCTGCACGAGCGTGTAGTCGTGCAGCGGGTTCAATCCGCCGGGCGTCATGCGAGCTGCCTGGCTGGTGGCCGTCTTTGCCCTAGAGCGTACGCGCTCGCGGTAGCGGCGCTGCTTTTCTGCCGGCGTCATCGGGCCGTAGTCTGGATAGAGCACCGGACGGCCGCGCTTGGCCGGGATCATATCCAAGGTGCCGGGGTCTTTTTCGTCACGCATCACTAAATTCCTTTTCCGTTGCCGATGATGAAATATTAAAGTAACGCGTTACCAATGTCTAATGGTCGTTTGTTATAAGTAACGCGTTACTAAAGCGTCGTCGTCGGCCCGGTATAGCCGCCGATCGTCTTGGCCGGGTTCTGCGGAAAAACGTCGCCGCGCTCCCCGGATTTGTAGCCAACGATGGCCGAGGATGGAGGCGACGGTGCTGAGGACTGCACGGCGGACGCGGCGGGCATTGCTGCTGGCGGGACCGAGGGCATCTTGTACGGGTTGTAGGGCTGGCCATGGCGCGCGACGGTGCGGCACTCAGGCTGGGTGATTTCGTAACGTGTGCCCTGCTCTGTCAGGCACGTACAGCTCGGCTCCTGCTTATTGCCCTGGGCATCGACCCCACCCATCGAGGACATGCAGTAAAGCGCAGGCTGCGAGACGGGTGGGCGATCATCGAAGATCGGAGCAGTCTCAGGCATGGTGGCGAAACGCGGCAGGTGCGCCTTGGCGTAGTCCAGCGGCGTGGCAAATGTCCGGGCAGAGGGACCGGCGCCAGGTGCGCCCGAACCGACAGCACCAGGTGATGTGGCTGACGTGGCAACCTCCCCGGCTTCCTGGATACGCGCCTGCATCCGATGCTTCAGGTAGAAGGCCATGGCCACGACAAACACGACGCCGACGATGACCCAACGCATCCACATCGGCATGCTGCGCTTGGTCGTGACCAGCGTGGTGGAGGTGAAGTACTCGAAAACGTACTTCGGCCTGATCCAGTCCACCACGTCGGCACAGGGGCCATTCACTGCGCCCTGGTAAGCATCCCATCGCTTGAGCTTTGTCTTCCGCTTCCACACGGAGTTTTGGCGGACGTGAACGTGGCTCTCATAGAGCCCGCGCAGGAACGGATCGAGTTGAAGGCCCTGCTGAGCGACCAGGATGAAGTCGAAACCGCGATGCCGGTGGCGTGCCATGGCATCGACGTGAGGCGGCACCTTGGAGCCGGCGTTGCGGTTGGGAAAGACGTTGTAACACTCGTCCAGGAGCACCACGGAGCCATCGGGCAACTGCTCCCACTGGGTGGGGTCCGCGAGCTGATGCCACCCCGCCTTCTCGTAATCAAAGTCCTTGATGCCGGAGGAGTAGATGGTCCGCCCCTCCTTCTGGAACTTGAAGGCGAGATCTACAGCATAGGCCGTTTTGCCGTGACCCGGCTGGCCAGTAACCAGGTACAGGGCCATGTCAGGACGCCTTCAACTTGGCCATGAAGACCTTCTGTCCAACCGCTGCGGCATACGCCGAAAGGATCAGCGTGATCGCCACGCCGATACCACTGGCCTCGAAATAGGCCATGCCAACCGGGCCCATGGAAGGCAGCAGCGCACTGATGAAGGACTTCATTGCTGGCAGTGCCACCTTATGGGTGAACATGCCGATACCGAACGCCAGGAGGATGCGGCCAACGATGCCAGGCAGGTACTGACGAGCAGCTTGGAACAGGAGCGCCACCAAGGCGCCAAGAATCTGGGGCATGTCATGCGACTCCGCGAGCAATGATGAAACAGGCGACAGCCGCGGCACAGACGATGAGAGAGGCGCGGAGCCGAGAAATGAGAAGACACCATTCAGGGTTAGGAGCACCGAACTCCGCGGAGTAGGCCTGCCCCACTACACCGGAACCGCCGCCACCGGGAAAACCCATGCACATGCCACCACCAAAACCGGACTGATCCAGATCGGAGGTGGAGAACTCCTTCTCGCCAACAGTTGGAGTGTCGCCTGGACCTTCGCCGGCACCGGGGTCCTGGCTCATGCCGGTGACCTTGGTCCACTCAGGCTGACTTCCGTCCCCTTCCCCATCGCCCTTGCCGGCGAGCTTCTCCAGAGCGCATGCAGACCGCCACTGCATGAGTAGAGAGCTGTACTCCATGGCGTCGCACTTCTCGCCGGTGCAGACCGGCGGCGAAGAGCAAGCGCCACCTGAGATGTTTCGGTTCCTGCGGGTGTTGCAATCAATGCGCCACTGGATGCGTGCCTGGCCACACAAGATGGGCGAGCCGCTACAGGCAGGCGGGGCGTTGCAGCTGTCTCCGCCGGCAAACGTTTCATCGGTCGTGCCCTCATCCTCGCCATCATCGGGCTTGCCGTCACCGTCAGAATCGCGCTTGCAGGTGCCATCCTTGCCCTTGACCTCACCCGCGGCACATTGCCCCTCGCCAGGCAGACACTCGCCAGAGGGGGCCTTTACATTGCCAGGAGGACACTCGTTCTCCTTGATCTTGCAGGTTCCATCGGACATGAGGACCATGCCATTCGGACAGGCTTCTTTGCAGCTGCCCCCGGAATCCTTCACCTGACCATCGGGGCATTCGACCTCGAGAGGCGAACAGACGCCGAGGATGGCGTTCCAGTAGTACGGGGCGCCCATCTGCTCACAGTTGGCCTTGGGATCCGCTGGACAAAGGCTGCCGGTGGGTGTCCAGGTGCCCGTCTGGCCATCGCCGCTGCCAGTCCATATTCCGTCGCAGCCGCTGCGACAGCCGATACTGCCGTTGGTCACGGTGCCGACATAGGAAGCCCAAGGCAGCGCGCCGGTATAGTCGGATTCGTTGGCACATGTCTTGTCGATGGGATAGTAGTAGTACTGCTTTGTCTCGTTGCGGCACATGAAATCGGGCCTGCCAGAACTGCTTCTGGCGACGCACTCGTACACTCCCCAATATCGGTTTGAGAGATCGTTACAGGACGGAATGTCATAACGCCCTGGATAGACCGAGTTTGCCTTGGCCTGAGCAGCCTTGAAGTCAGATAGGCATGCGGAATAGGCCTCGCCCTGGGACTGAAAAAGCACATCCCAACGATCCGTTTGCGCCGACGCTGAGCCGCTAAAGAGCGCGCAGAGCAGCAACGCAACCAGCAGGAGAAGGAAGCGCGCGATCACGAGTCGAGCGCCAGCCAGAGCGCGCCAAGGAGCGCGATCATCACGAAATAGCCTGCATATGCCATATGCACCCCCAGAAGTGGATCGGGCGCACCGCCCGCACCCGCCGCAAGCGACGGTCACGGGCGGCACGCCCGATTAATTAACGCGCCAGGCGACGGCCGAGGTTGATCATCGCGATGACCGCGCAAGCGCCCAGGATGACGGCGCCGCCAGTCCACAGGTCGGACTTGTCGATGCTGTCGGTGAGGGCGGCGGTAACTTCGCCGGCAGCGAAGGCGGAGCCGCCCATGACGGCGGTGGCGGCACCGGTGATCGCAGCGGCGACCTTGGCGGGGGCGAAACGGGAAGCAGACTTCTTCACGGACTTCTCCAT